CATGCGCGCGCGGTAAGTTAGTAGAGAAGCCCTGATATAGGGCTTTTTTGCGTGGGAAAAACCGGACAAAGGTGGGGTGGTAGAGAAGGGACAGGAAAAAATATAAAATTGATGCTATGAGGTGGTGATATGGCGGAAAAGAAGCGAAAAGCAGCAGGCCGCCAGAAATGGCGGGAATGGGCAGAAAGTGAAGAGCATCAGGCGGTTCTGTCAGCTTGGGCAAGAGCCGGAATGACAGATGAAGAAATAGCAAAGCAGATAGGGATAAGCAGATCCACGCTGGCGGAATGGAAAAAGAAATATGCACCAATTAATGCGGCGTTGGCAACCGGGAAAGACTTTGCGGATCGTCTGATCGAGAACAGTTTGTACAAAAAGGCCATTGGCTTTTATGCAAGGGAGCAAAAGGCTTTTAAAGTTAAGACTGTAGAATATGACGAAGCAACAGGAAGAAAGATAAAAGAGTTTGAAGAATTAAAGACGGCGGAAGAGGTCCACTATTTTGAACCGGATATAAAAGCAATCATATTCTGGCTCAAGAACCGTAAACCGGATATCTGGAAAGAAAAAGTTGCAGAGGCTATGGCAGATGATGAGGGAACTGGTGTTATTGTTTTGACGCCAACCCAGGTGGAGCAGATCAGCAAGGAAGTAAAAAAGGATGAGTAACCCAAGAATTGTATGGGCACCGCAGCCACGACAGGAAATTATGATGTCACGTCCAGAATTTGAGGCGTTATATGGTGGAGCTGCTGGCGGTGGAAAGAGCGATTATTTAGTAGCAGAGGCACTGAGACAAGTCCAAATCCCACAGTATCGCGCAATCATTTTCCGAAAGACTTACCCTGAGCTGGAAGACATCATAAGCCGCAGCCATGAGCTTTACGGATCAGCGTTCCCAAGAGCTAAATACAACGAAAGTAAGCATGCCTGGAGGTTTCCATCTGGCGCAATGATCTACTTCGGGCAAATGCAGCACACGAAGGACAAGCTTAAATACCAGGGCCGACATTTTGATTTTGTAGGATTCGATGAACTGACGCATTTTGCGGAAGAAGAGTATATGTATCTCTTTTCACGAGTTAGATCATCAGCACCTGGATTGAGAACATACATCAGGAGTACGGCGAACCCAGGCGGCCCAGGACATCCGTGGGTAAAAGCACGATTTGTGAGCATAGCGAAGCCGGAGACTAAGATTGTGCAGGAAGTGAATATCACCAAACCATCCGGTGAGGTGATAAAGCGTACCAGAGACAGGATATTTATCCCTAGCTCTGTGTTTGATAATAAGGCTTTGCTGGACAACAACCCGGAGTATATCGCATCACTGGCTATGCTGCCAGAAGCAGAAAGAAATGCGCTTTTGTATGGTGATTGGGATTCGTTCAGTGGACAGGTATTCTCAGAATGGAAAAATGACCCGTCAAATTATGAAAGCCGAGAATGGACCCATGTTATTGAGCCGTTTAAGATACCGGAAGGATGGCTGATCGGAAGAAGCTACGACTTTGGATATGCTAAACCGTTCTCAGTTGGCTGGTATGCTGTCGATTATAGCGGATGTGTGTATCGGATCCGTGAGCTGTATGGTTGCAAAGAGGGACAGGCAAATGTAGGACTGGAAGTGGATCCCGCAGAGCAGGCGCGGATGATCCGGGAAGTAGAAGAGACTGATCCAAACCTTAAGGGAAGAAAAATAGCAGGCATAGCAGATCCATCAATCTTTGATGTGAGCAGAGGCGATTCTATAGCGGACATCATGGCCCGAAATGGAGTGTACTGGAGCCCAGGCGATAATCATCGAATTGCCGGGAAAATGCAATATCATTACAGACTGGCATTTAATGCAGATGGACATCCGTTATTTTACGTTTTTAACACATGTAAGGGATTTATAAGGACGATCCCACAGCTGGTATATGATGCAAAGAACGTAGAAGATATTGACACTACACAGGAAGATCATATTTATGATGAGTGCAGATATTTCCTGATGCAGTACCAGATCGCAAAGCGTGCGAATGTAAAGAAAAAACCGCCGCTGGATGATCCTTTGGATCTGTATAAGGCAGAACGTGAAAAAGCATATAAAATCATTAGGATTTAGGAGCGAAAATGGACGAAGAACTTGTAAAAAAGAAAATTGGTAAAAAAGAAGTAGATGATGCTTATGCCAGGTTGCAGAAGTATAAAGAGGGAAAAGCAGCATTAGAAACAAGAATTGTAGGTGCAGAGGAATGGTGGAAGAATAACCACTGGCAGCGCTTTAACAGTGAATTTCGCAACGCAAATGATCCCCAGCCAGTGAGCGCATGGCTTTTTAACAGCCTGATTAATAAACATGCGGATTTTATGGACAATTATCCATGCCCGGCTATTCTTCCCAGAGAACAGTCAGATGAGGATACAGCGAAAATCCTTTCTCAGGTGGTGCCGGTTATACTGGATCAGAATAATTTTGAGCAAGTATACAATGACTGCTCTTGGGATAAGCCCAAAACTGGGACAGCCATTTACGGGGTCTTTTGGAACAAAGAAAAAGAAAACGGCTTAGGAGACGTTGACGTAAAATGCCAGGATATCATGAATATCTACTGGGAGCCTGGTATAAAGGACATACAGCGATCAAAGGATGTGTTTACAACAGAACTTATGGACCTGGATGAGCTAAAAGAAGCATATCCAGAACTCGAAGATAAAACAGTAGGCACAGGCGAACTGATAAAGTCAGAGTATATCTATGATGAGAACATCGATACAAGCAACAAGGTGCAGGTCATTGACTGGTACTACAAAAAAAGAATACTGCTTGCAACTGGCGGAGTTAAGACGGTGCTGCACTACTGCAAATTTATTCCGGGAATTGTGTTGTATGCATCTGAGGATGATGAAACATGCACTAATGGATGGTATGAGCATGGGAAATATCCGTTTGTATTTGATGTAATGTTCCCGGAAAAAGGTTCTCCAGCAGGGTTTGGATACCTGGATGTAATGGTAAATCCCCAGGAATATATAGACAAGCTGGATTCGGTGATACTCAAGTCTGCAAATTTGAGCAAACCGAGATATTTTGTATCGTCAGGATCAAATGTAAATGCAGAGGATTTTGCTGATTTAAGCAAAGATTTGGTGGAAGTATCTGGAACAATGGACGAAACCAAAATTAAGCAGATCCAGCCGCCACAGCTACCGGAATATGTTATCAACATGCGAACACTCAAAGTGGATGAGCTGAAAGAAACAAGCGGAAACCGGGATTTTTCTCAGGGATCCACAGCATCGGGAGTAACTGCGGCTTCAGCTATCGCAGCATTGCAGGAAGCAGGAAGTAAACTGAGCCGGGATATGATCAAAACTAGCTACACCGCACATGCAGAGGTTGTGACACTGATTATTGAGCTTATCAGGCAGTTTTATGATCTGCCTCGTTGCTATCGGATCACTCAGTCGAATGGTGATGCACAGTATGTGATGATGGATAAGAGCGAATTACAGGAACAGACAGCAACAATGATGGACGGGGAAATATTGACCAGAAGACCAGTGTTTGATGTCAAAATATCAGCACAGAAGGCAAGCCCGTATAGCAGGATCGCAAACAACGAACTGGCAAAAGAACTCTTTGGTATGGGACTGTTTAATCCTCAGCTTGCGGATCAGGCCCTTGCGGTAGTATCTATGATGGATTTTGATCGTAGAGAAGAAGTGATTAAAAAGATATCAGAGAATGGCACCATGTATCAGGAGATCCAGCAGTTGCAGCAGATATTAGCGCAGCTTGCACCGATGGTTGCTGAAATGACAAATAGACCGGATCTGATCCAGGCTGTTAATGGATTGATTGGAAACAACCAGATGGCTATGACAGATGTGAATGTAAACCAGGGAAATAGCATAAAGACAAATTCTTTAGGACAGGCAGTGAATACAGATACCAGCCAGGCAGGAAAGGCCAGGGAAAAGGCAGCTACAGCAACGGAGGTAAACCAGTGACAGAGATTACATTTGAAAACGTGCCAGGATACTTCCGTTTGAAGGTGGAAGGTCATGCCGGATACGGATGCGCTATGGGACTTCCGGAAGGACATGATATTGTTTGTGCTGCAGTATCTGCCATTGGACAGACGGCAGCGCAGTGTATGATCGACCTGGGAGAAGAGAAAGCAGTAGTGATACAGGACTTGCAGATCAAAGAGGGATTGATAGACATTCGTGTATTGGTCAAGAAGAAAGCACAGAAGCGTTTGAACGCGATGGTTTATACCATACAGAGAGGGTATGAAACATTAAGCAAATCTTACCCGGAATTTGTCCATATGAACGCAAAATCTGGGGTGGTAGAGAAGAAAAAATGAATGTGATACCATGAAAACAGAACGCGCGGGAAAGACCGCTGAATTTTGGACACGCAGGAAAGACTGCTGAGAGGAGCAAAATGAAGAGAATCATCGAAATGAACTTAAGACTTTTTGAAGGTGAAGGCGGTGGAGCCGGTGCGGCAGCACCAGCAGCAGACCAAACGGGAGAAAATGTCCAGAACACCACTGGAAGCGCTGGGGCAGAGGAAGGCCAGGAACTGGAAGAAACACCGGAAGAGCGGCAGGCAGGTTATGAAAAATTCAAGGAAAAGTATCGTGATCTGTATGGTAAAGACGTAAAAAGCCATATCGACCGAAGATTTAAGGATGAGCAACGGCTGCATGAACAGCTTGATTCATATACGCCTTTGATGTCATTGCTGTCTGAAAGATACGGAATCGAAGACGGAAATGTAGCAAAGATCATGGAAGCCATCGACAATGATGAATCTTTCTGGGAAGAGCAGGCTCTTAAAGAAAACATGACTGTTGAACAGCTGAAAAGAATGAGAAAGACAGAGGCTCAGAATAGACAGCTGGTTGAAAGCGCCCAGAGAGCGCAGCAGATTAGGCAGAGGGATGATATCTATGCCAGATGGGACCGAGAGGCTGAGCTTTGTAAGCAGCATTTCCCAGAATTTGATATGGCAAAAGAATGTGAGAATGAGACTTTTACCAGGCTGTTGGGTGCCGGAGTGGAAGTCGAAAACGCTTATAAAGCAGTTCATTTTAACGAGATTACACAAGGGTTAATGGCCCAGACAGAGAGAGATACGAAGAAAAAAGTTGCGGATTCAATCCGATCTGGCAATGGCAGACCGTCCGAAAATGGTGTGGGTGCCGGTAGCGCAAATGGAACGAAAGTGAGTGCATGGGATTTATCACATGAAGAGTTCCGCAAAGTCATGGAGCGCGCAGCCAGAGGGGAGACCATTACGATGTAGAAAGGAAAAAGCATGAAAAAGACTATTATTTACATGAATCTTAGATTATTTGACGCACCGGCGAATACAACTACAGCAGCGGGTATGTCTGTAGAAATGAAGACATTTTATGATCGCAATCTGATCGAGAATGCAGAACCGGAACTTGTGCATGATCAGTGGGCACAGACAAGAAACATTCCAAAAAATGGTGGTAAGACCATTGAGTTCCGTAAGTATGATCAGCTGCCGAAAGCAATGACACCATTGACCGAAGGCGTAACACCGACCGGTAAAGAGATGAACGTTACCAAGATCGAGGCAACGGTAAAGCAGTATGGTGATTTCATTGAGCTGTCAGATTTACTGATCTTAACAGCGATCGATAATAACATTGTTGAAGCAACCACCTTAATTGGATCTCAGGCAGGCAGAACCCTGGATACAATTTCGAGAGAAGTACTGGCAGCTGGAACTAATGTGCAGTATGCAGAGGGGCAGGTTACCTCCAGAGCGGCTTTAACTCCTGAAATGAAACTGACAGTTAAGGCTGTTAAAAAGGCAGTTCGATTCCTCAAAAAGCAGAACGCAAAGAAAATTAACGGATATTACTACGGAATCGTACATCCAGACTGCTCCTACGATCTTACAGAAGATGCGCGCTGGATCGATGCGGTTAAGTACAAAAATCCAGAAAGAATTTATAACGGGGAGATTGGAGAGATTGAGGGCGCTAGATTTGTTGAAACCACTGAAGCTAAAATCTGGGCTAAGGCTGGAGCTGCAAAAAGCACATCTGACACTACAAAGATTGATGTGTATGGAACTTTAATCTTTGGTGCAAATGCATATGCGACTACCAAGATTGAAGGTGGTGGTTTAAAGACCATTATTAAACAGCTGGGAAGTGCCGGAACAGGTGATCCGCTGGATCAGAGAGCTACTGTGGGCTGGAAGGCGCTCAAAGTAACTGAAATCTTAACAGAGGCTTATATGATCCGTATTGAGACAGCATCTACATTTAGCGATGGAGAAGCGAACTAAGGAGCAATCTGGTGATATGTCAAGATGATTTTTGAAAAGATTTCGATATGTTTTTCAGAAAAAGGGTAACTTTAATAGACCTATGCAAAAACACAGGCTA